TCAGAGCCATAGCGGGCGCTGACCACCAACTGTCGGATGAGGCGGGGCCGGGATTATCGTTCCTGGCGTAACAATAAAACGTTCCACCGATTCCATCGTTACGAACGTACAACTGCAATTTATGTTAGTACATTGGTGGTAACGCTCTTTGGTGTTCTCACTTAGATAGCGACTGGTGCGCGCATGTGCCGCGTGCTGGCATTTTGGACAATGGAACATTACTACACTCCGAGATTCACACAATGTGAATAAATGATACACAATAATTCACCAAAAGCGAAAGATATTCATAGTTAGTTGATAAGGATGCCCATGAACCTCTTAAAAATAACGCTTCTATGTACTGTCGCAGCCCTTTCAAGCAGAGCCTTTTCACAAAGCATTGATGCACAAATTTTAATGAAAAGTCTTAAACCGTGGCAGCCCGTTGGAATTGAGGTCAAGACGGACTCAGTGAAAATAAAGTTACCAACTGCCACTGTAACCTCGGATGCATATGAAGCACTGATATCATCCGGTGTCTGCACTCCTGTTTGGGTTAAAAGTGCCCCTGAGGGATATCTCAAAAACACCAAAGAGATACATGTCGTTAATAAATTTTCAGCGCAGGGCTATACGTTTGAAACCCCTCTGATTACATGTAAAAAGATGGGTGCGCTGATGGACGATGAAGCAAAGACTTTGATGTATGAAAACACCCACGGCTACGTTTCAAAATGAAGATGACAACAACCCGTTTGGTTACGGGTTGTTTTCCTTTTTAAGCATCCACAGCATCATATTCCACATCAAACAACCTCACCTCAAGCTCTAGGCTCGTCGTAAAGCCGCTTTTACTCAGGTAGTGCATAACTTTAGTGATTGTCCAAGATTGCTCGTCTATGACGCGCTTAAAGCCTTTAACCTGTACCGGCGTCTCTGGATAAAGATCAGCCCGCCCCGTCGCCAGCCTGATAGAAAACTCAGCAACTCCACGTTGCAGTTTGTCCCATTTTGCCTGGGCTGCTCGCATCGCCTGCGCTTTGGTTGAAAAAATTGTCGTCAGGGCGAACACGTTGTCATCCTCGCCGACCATGTATTCACCTTCCCTGGCTTCCGGTGTCTTCACCGCTTTTTTCTTCGTTACCGGTTTGGCTTTTGGGTGCTGTAGCGCACGTAAATGTTGCTCTTTCGGTTTCCGCTTTAACGTCACCTTTTGCTTTTGTGGTTTCGGGTCTTTGGTGTGTAACCATTTTGCCGTGACACCGGTATATGCCCCACGGTCGGCAATCGAAAACTGATGCCTGTCGCCATCGCCGCGGGTGATAGTGACTTGTGGAATAGCCTTTCCACTGGCTGTTAACCCACGCCCGGCTTTCAGAAAAAGCAACTTTCCCGCTTTTACCGAAACCTCACCACCATTTCGTTCGGCGAGACGAGTCAAAAATTTAGCATCCGATTCCTGTGACTGGTCGATATGCGGGATTTTAATTCCCGCCAGTTCAGGTATGACTCTCGATGTCAGTTTGTTACGCGTCGCTATCGCCGCCACAATTTCGCCTAAAGTCTTGTCATGCCATGACTCTTCTCGCCTGGAATTTAACGTTCCCCGAAAATCGGCACTACGGGCACGGATTGTCACGCTATCTGGCGCGCCATGATGCTCAACTTCATCGACAGTGAAAGAGCCCTTGTTAATTAACGCAAACCCTTTCCATCCCAGATAAAGCGTCAGCACGGCACCACGTAACGGCAACTCGACAAGCCCGTCAGCGTCATCGAGCTCAATATCAAGCTGGTCTGCCTCAAATCCGCGGTTATCGGTCATCGTCAGACTCATTAAGCGGTTACTGATATTGCCGGTAATATCTTTGCTGTCGAGCATCAGCATAAAATCGGGCGTCAGGACGCCACCCGCATTCAAACTCAGCATATCCAGCATCAGCTAATCCCCACCAAGCCAGACACTGACGAAGCCATATTTTCCGCCTTGCCAATAAGTGCATTGGCCTGTTCGCCAATATCGCCATACAGCGCCGCGAGTGATTCATCCACGCGGGTGAGCGTCAGCGTGAAATCAATTTTTCTCGCCGTGCCGTCAGCAAAAAACAAGCTCCCTGTCTCGCTGATATTATTGATGACGTACATACCGTAAATAGTGCCGGTGCCATCCAGCAACGGCCAGGCGCGCCCTTCGTCAGCCATTAAACGAATAGCTGTCATCGTCAACTTTCCACCGGTGAGCTCCGGGTATAACACACCGGCCAGGGTAATTCTTTCTTCCCCCGGCCCCAGATACTGGAAAGAATCCCGTTTACCTACGCGTGAGTTTGATGGCCAAAGATATTCGGCATCGCGTTGCATCGTCTGGTGTGGCAACGTCTGGCGCATAAAAACAAACATACCGAGTGCAAGCATCATTTCTCGTTACCTCCTGTCAGTCGTGGTTCATGCTGGCCCGCTGACGAGCACGCTTGTCACGCTCAAACTTTTCGAGCGCATCCTGTAGTTGACGATCGAGCTGCGTGCCGTTCCCGCTACCATCAACGGAAATGTGATACTCGCTTTTGCTCTGGTCGATGTAAGAACGCCCGGCGGGTGCGGTGACTGGTTGGTATGCCTGATAGCCGCTATAAGTACTGGTAGCCGGGATATAAGAGTTACCCTGCGTGGCTGCGTTTGCTTTTGCGGCAGTCTGATCAAGCGTACTGGACTCTTTGTTGATTATGCCGAGCTTCTCAAGTACCCAATCAATACCGCTGCGCAGCTTATTGAATGCTGTAAGCGGTAAAGTAAGAGCGTCAGCCAGGCGCTGACCAAACAACACACCGGCATCTCGGAAACTGTTTAACGTTTCCTGTGATGATTTAACCGGCGCAATCAGATTGTTAAACCAGTCCCACGCGGCTTTAAGTTTTCCGGCTAGCCAGTCAAACATCGGTTTAAGCGGTGCAAATAGTTCTGCTATTGGCGCGAAGGCCGTGCGCAATCCTTCCATCACACCGCCAAAAAACGCGCTGATGGGCTCCCAATATTTACGGATGAGCAATGCCCCGGCCACTATTGCGGCCACGACAGCAACAACCGGCCAGGAGATTGCGCCAATTGCAGTAACGACGCCACCGGCCACCGTAGTAAATACGGTACCGAGTGCCGTCGCAGCGGCAATGATGGCATTTACACCGGTTATCACCGGCCAGGCAATCAGTCCAATAGCCCCAATCATCCCCACGACCCCGATCGCCACAGCGGTAATCACCCCCAGCGTCTGCGCGAGCTCTTTATTTCGCTGGATCCACTTATCAAGTTTGAGCACGTAGCCGGTAGCGGTTTGCACCAATTTACGTAAAGAGGACTCCTGCTGGTCAAAAAGGTCAGTACCTACAGCCTCATATGCCGACTGAAACTCTTTAAAGTCGCCGCCGAGGTTTTCCTGCATAACCTTAACTAGTTCCTCCGTCTTACCGTCAGAGGCTTTAAATGCAGCCGTGAGCTTGTCCAGCTTTCCTGATTGAGCCGCGTTCATCAAAACAGCGGCGGCAGAGCTGGCCTCTTCACCAAATATCGTTTTCATGTATTCAGCGCGCTGACCGGTACCCAGTTTATTTTTATCAAAACTGGCCTGCATTTCCTTCAGGATGGTAAAGATCGGGCGGGTATTCCCTTTACTGTCTGCCGTTTTAATTCCAAGCTCTTTAATCGCCGCGTAGGCTTGCCCGGTCGGTGCCTGGAGTCGACTTAAAATAGCGCGACTACCCGTACCAGCCATTGATCCCGTAATTTTCGCATCATGTAGGGCGCCAACCATTGCAGCGGCTTCCTCAATGCTGACACCGGCATTTTTCGCCACCGGCGCAGCATATGTCAGCGCATCACTAAGCCCGTCAAAATCTGCGGCGGTTTTATTCATTGTCATCGACAGGACATCACCGATGTGAGAGACCTGCTCGTTAGAAAGCTGGAAAGCTGATTTCATCCCCATCAGCAAACCGGCGTTCTCTTCCATTGTTCGACGGTTAGCAAGCGCCATATTAAGTGTGACGGGCGTCGCCGCCTGAATCGCTGCCGCGTCTCCGCCTGCTTTCGCAATGATAATCTGAGCACCGGCCGCATCATCGGCAGAGGCGGCTGTATTGTCACCCAGCAGTCGGGCCTGCTTTCGCAACGCAGTCATTTCTGCGGAGTCTTTCGCCACGCCGAGTACAGCCTGTAACTCGGAGTTTTTCTGCGCAAAATCATAACCCGGTTTCATCAGTGCAACACCGGCCAGCGTGCCTGTCGTCGCCATACCGACACCGGCGGCACCCATTGCTGCCGCATTTCCGGCCAGCTCCTTACCGGCCTGATATCGCTGCTTAACCGCATTGAGCTTTGCCTGTTGCGCGCTGACCCGCGCCAGCGCTTCACGCTGACGATTGAGCTGTGCTGTCGTTTCGCTAATGTTGGTTTTTAACCGGCGTTCATCCGCGGCCAGGGTACGGGTATTTATTCCCGCCTGGCTGAGTTCCTGCCGCTGGCGCTGTACAGCCTGCCGTAAGCTGTTGTGTTTAAGCTGTAGCGCGGCGGCGCTTTTTCGTGCCGCGTCCATCGCCTGCGCCTGCGCGCGGGTAGGCTGCTCCGTATTTTTGAACTGGATCGCCAGCGCGGCGGCTTCCTGTTTAGCTTTCTTCAGCTCCTGACCGGTAACGGCGAGTTGCGCGCTGGCTTTGCGAAATCCGTCAATACGGGATGCCTGACCGTTAAGCTCACGCAATGATTTTTGAGTGTCCCGGATATCACCAGACAGCGTTTTACTCGCTGTCTGGATGGTTTTAAACGGGCGGGTCGCCTGGTCAACAGCCTTGAGTAAAACCTGCAATTTAACGTCGTTACTCATTCGTGTTTCCGCTTCGCTGTAGCGCCTTTTCGCGCCAGGTGGTGAGCTCGGTCAGGCTCATGGGATATAACTCTGATGGCGGCCAGTGAAAAATCACCGCGATATCCGCCATCAGGTCATCGACCGACATGTCTTTCGGGAAATTTAATCCGCCAAATTCGGCGACAAAAAACCGATCACCTTTGTTGCCAGCGCCATCAGGTCGGGTAAATCCATCATGACGACATCCGATTCGGTAAGAGACGGACTGGTCATACGCGGCAGCACTTTAATCAGGGCATCCACTTCAGAGCGCGCAACGTCTGCCAGGCTGACACCGCGCAGGGTTCCGGCGTTAGGCTTCATCAGGGTGATTTTTTCGATGACCTGCTCGCCGCGTTTGATGGGGTTTTCCAGGGTGACGATGTTTTCTTTGCTCATGAGTTTCTCACTATTTACGGATTCGGGGTTAACCGGCCAGACATGCTGGCCGGGGAAAAATTACAGGCCGATATTGCGGCGGTGCTGGTCGAGTCGGTCGACGCCGTTCACCTTCTCAATCATGTTGAGGACGTCGATTTCTACCAGCTCTTTACCGTTCATGGTCAGCTTGTAGTACGTGCAGACCAGCGATAATTTGCTGCTGGTATCCTCGCCCTGTTTGCTCTCGCCGTTATCGACTTCCTTCACCTTGAAACGGGTCTCAACTTCCACCGCCACGGTTTCGCCGTTATCGTCCCGCTGGTAAGAGCCTGCATAGCGCAACAGCGTCCCGGTACCGACGGCACCATAAAGCGACCAGATCGCATCATCAGGGAAGCCGCCGAGGGAAATCTCCATCGCCAGCGCGTCATCGTCGAGGCCGAAATCGACAGGGGCTGAGCCTGACATCCCGCCGCCCCGGTAATTTTCCAGCTTACGGGTCAGCTTAGGCAGGGTGACGGACTCGATAACGCCGAGATAGCTGACGCCATCCAGAAACGTGTTCAGATATTTGAGCTTGCGCGGCATTGCCATTGGTCAGGGCTCCTTAATTGCTGTTAACCGATGACACCAGATTCGCCAGGTATTTATCGGTAATGCGCTGGCGTAGCGTCAGGTTTTCGAGAGGGGGAACCGGCGTATAGTCGTAATCGATATACAGTTTTCCGGCTTTGAGGGTCGCCGCGTCGTTGGCCGATTCATCAAACCAGCAGGTCGCATCGACGATATAGCCCGCCGTTTTCATCTCGCGGAATTTCGCATTGATACCCGCAACGATGTCCTTAATCAGCGTGGCAGTGATCGGCTTGTCTACCGCCCACATGTGACCAGCGGCCATTGTGTCAGCGATAACCTGCGCGGTGCGGGTGTAGTTCTCGAACAAGAACAGCGGGTCATCGGAGCAGCAGCGGTTGCCCCAGAAGCGGAAACCGTCTTTACGAATGAGCGTGGTGACGCCTGCCTCGTTAAGCAGGTCGGCATCGGTGCCGGATTCCTGCAAATCCCAGAAGACCGACGCGCTGATGCCGGTGACGCCATTCACGCCAACGTTTGACAGAGTTTTGTGCCAGCCGGTGTCCTGGTCGATTTTGGCGCGCAGGCCCAGCGCGCGGGCAGTCGCCCAGGCGGTCTCGGTCGCGTTCGCCGTGGTATCCCATGCCAGAAAATCCGGCCAGATAACCATCAGCTCACGCTGGCTGAAATTCTCGCGATAGAGCATCGCCTCGGAAATGTTCTTACAATCCCATGCGCTGATATAGCCAAAGGCGCGCAGCTTCTGGCAAATCGGCGCGAGGGCGGTCGCCACTTCAAGGGAGTCGAGGCCCGGCACGCCAAGGATGCGCGGTTTAACGCCGGTGACGGCCTCCGCCGTGAGCAGCGCTTTCAACCCGGTGTAATTGCCGCTTTCGTCGGTACCGCCGATGATATTAGAGATAGTCTGCGCCTCGGCATCGTCGCCGGTACCTTCGGCAACGCGCACAACGACAATGACCGGTTTCGACTGGTCGGCGATTGCCTGGAGGGATGCGGCCAGGGTGCCTTTTGTACCCGCTTTCGCAATGGCGCTTTGCACGCTGGTAATCAGTACGGGCTTATTGAGTGGGAAGGTGGCGGCATCGGCATCGCTTGCCGTGCAGACCATGCCGATAATCGCCGTTGATACGGTGGAAATGACGCGGGTGCCGTCGTTAATCTCGACAACCTGGACGCCGTGATGAAAATCGCTCATCCGTTTAACTCCGTGGTTAAGGGTGAGCATTATTTTCAATCGTGGTGGAAAGGGTGACGAGTCATCCCCGCTGTAACAGGGACAGTACAACAGGAATGACCGTCACAGGTCAGGCAACACGACTCCAGCACATCAGTAGTGTGTGGGCTTCAACCACGCTGAACGATTTTCCCTCGCCAAGGTCGGCTGTTTTGCCGCTGGTCGAATGTTTGTGCGGCGGGATCGTGACGCTATGCTGATGGTCTTCTGCATAGTCGGTATAGTTCCATCCCGTATATTTCTGGTTATCCGTTCCGTGGGTGGCGTCCTGCCAGGTATCCCCCGGAGCCCCGTCCCCTGCCCTGTGCCGGTGCCTTCCATTTCCGGATGTCGTCAGCTCCTGTTGCTCCTGTTCGCTGGTTTCGCCGGTCACATCGATTTGTACGGCGGGCAGGTTTGCGCGCAGTAATGTAACGGTATCGCTGCCGCCGGTATTCCCTACGTTTGAGCCGTCAGCTTTTGCCACCCGGATTGTTTTATTTTCACCGGTGTAAATCCATTGCGACCACGGCCAGCGCTCATTAGGGTTGAGGTTCTGGTTAAAAAAGCGGGTGGTGCCTGGTGGATTATCTTCCTCCCAGGCATCACGTACCGCTGTTTTAACAGCCTCCGTAATTGCCTGCTGTATGTTGATATCAAGCTCGTTAATGATTTTATCGGCGTAGTCCTTAGCTTCATTCTTTGCTCGATCGACCTCACCCAGAGAGGCAATCACAACCGCCGGATCCGTCATTAACCGCACATCAGCGGTATTGTTAACCGCTATCCACAGATTGACGGCCTGCTGCCTGCCTGAGCCTTCCGCCAGAAGAGGCTTATACGACGGCGGCAAACTGGCTAACGCCAGGCATACCCCGTCATCATCATAAAGCGCGGCCTCTCGCAGCCAGAACCCGCCGACCTGGGGAAACATCACCATCTCAGCACGGATCACGTTTGCACCACTGTCGGCAATGACCAGGCGGTTAAGCGGGGCACGATAAAGCTCATTAACCAGCCCCGTTTGCTCCGCATAGGGTTGATATGGCGTGCCTCCGCCATCTCCCACCCCCATATGGGAGAAGCCGACAGGCTCCCCCGATATCGCCGCCGCTGCCATTTTTGCTTCTCCGGCAGGCGTCAGAATCGCAATATATTTTTTCCCTGCCATAGAATCACCTCTTAAATGCTGATGCCACGGCGGGCGTAGTAGGCCTGGAAGTAATCGTAAATTGACTTTATTTCCGTATCAGATAATGCGCGGTCAAAAATCAATGCTGCGCCGATATCCGATGCCCCCGGAACCTCACTGCTAATACCTCGACCAATCCTGTATTTCAGTTCAGGGTTTACAATGGTTTCAAACGCAGCCGTCGGGATATTCTCCCCGCTCAGCTTGTCGGTCATGCTCGCGACATTAATTTTTTTACCCGTGTCCCGGCCATAGATAAACGCAGGCTCTCCGGCTGTCACATTTAATGTGGCATAACAATTCAGCACTGTATTGGCATTAGTTTCTGTATTTTTATAATGCGAATAAAATGTCAGCCTTGCCGTTCCCTTATCAATAACCAGACTGCGACCAGCGTCACCTGTACCATTATAAGAAGAAATAAAAAATTGTCGCAGTGTGGGATTTACTTTCTTCACAACAGCAATCAGCGTCGTTTCCTTCGCCGTTGGCACTCCCGTATCAATAAAGTTATTAAGATCGAAAGTGGCAAAATGATTGCTTACTACAGGCGAGCCAGACACGACCGCATCCGCGCCACCTGCTGCAAAGTTTTTCGACAGATTCCCGCGCCCGTAAATACCTGCATATAAAAGACCATCTGTGTTAAACGGTGGATTCCATCCATCCGGGTTTGCAATGATATTAGACGGCACGTTAGATTTGATGACCATAACCATGTTATTTACTCTCCGTAAGGAATCGAAAGACAGAATTGCACTGATGCGTTATTTAACGGGTATGGTTTACCTACCAGCTCCGGTATATTTTCGGCCTCATACTGGCCCGTCCCCGCTTCGAAAATGAAATTTTCCAGCGAGTTAAATTTGTCGCTATCAAAAACGTTGCCGTTTCCTTCATGGGTAGTTTTATCGCCATACCACAACTTTGCATTGCCGGTGATATCCCGGCCAGCTGTGATTTTAATAATCGTATCCGCCACAATTTCAACGGCGGCGATAGCTACGGTTCCGGCACTGTCGGTCACACGAAAACCTTTATCGACATACATCGTGGCAACGTTTTTCACGTATGACGGCCTGAACGTCAGCGGCGGTGACGGCACGTGATAAAACACGTAAATCTCACGCCCAATATTGATAATTCTAATCGGCCCCAGCGGCTCCCAGCCTTGCCCCTCGTTTAATACCTGGTGCATCACTTTGGCGAATTGCATATCCATCCAGCGATAGCCATTCGGCCCCAGATGCCCTCCTTTATCCGGGAAGGGATACGCAGGCGTGACAAGGTAAGCGTTATCATGTTCGCGACAAAATTCCCACTGCGCCATCCCGATAGATAAATCAGCATCATCACGGGTATAACCGGCCCCGGTCTGGTACATGAAAATAGCTGGCGGCGCTTTCTGTCCGGCGATGCCGACAGCCATATCGGCTACCATATCGTTATAGAGTTTTTCGAGATTCGCCTTATAAGTCGCTTTGTCGTTAGAGCCATCCCTTTTCTGGTAATTCCACTCCCCCTGAATCCAGATGATTGCCCCGATGGAATAAGACACGCCTTCCTTATCAGCCAGGGCTTTCACCTGCTGAACAGCCTGAAGCGGACGCTGATATAGTTCAGGCGTCGCACCTTTGGAAAGCTGCTCAATACTGCGACCGTTTACGCCGGTGCTGGACAGAACAAATCGACGCGACGGGTCGCGCTCCAGACAATTTCGCTGTAACCAGAGACGACGCAGACCGTTTGCAATAGCTACCCCTCCCTCGCCCTCATTAGGTGAACCTGCCGGCAGGGCTGCAACCTGTTCATTGCTTATCATCGCGTTTCCGGTGCCGTTCTGAACGACAGCACGCAACGGTTTTAATACTGCATCTCCCAAAGGCGCAAACGCCGGGTCTGTTCTGCTGGCTGGTCGGATCGAATCGCCCAGCATCAGGTTATCAAAACCCTTTACAGGGGTTTGACTCAGAGCGGGCCATCCCTCCTGTTGCGTTCCGAGACTCTGGCTGTAAATCAGCAGATGAATCAAACCGGTAACAAGACGCTGCACCGCGGCGTTATAGCGACTGCGAACATTCTGCGAATACGCCTTGTTTTGCGCATCAGCAGCAGTCAGATTAAGGCTTTCAACAGGGGTATCTTTAACCCCGATTAGCTCGCCATCCCTATCCGTCAGCGCTTTGAAAAAACCTTCCTCATCCTCAAGATTCAGCCAACCCATACCACCGGCTTTCGTAGTGAACTCACCATCACCACTCAGCGCATGAGGCGCCGCTTTCCCTGACTGGTCAGCTACGTCAGAATAAAACCCGTCGATATCTTCCAGACGCAACCAGGCGCTGTCCGTGGTTTCAGTATGAAATTTTCCGCCACCATTCAGCGTTCCCGGACGTTGCCCGATACCATCTGGCCCGACAATATTTACGCTAAATCCTTCCGGGTCACGATAAATCAACCCTGGCTCGCCATCCTCATGCGACATCGCCATGTCTTTAACATATAAACCATCAGGCGCGACCATGCAGTTAATGGCCCCGAACGCCCCACTTGCCATCACGCGAAAAAATGAGAACCAGTCATCATCAACAAAATCCAACATCACATCGCCATCATGACGTGACTGGAAAAAGTTATTTTTAATTTCTTGCAGCATTTTATCGCTGGGTAACTTTTTCCCGGTTGGCGTGGCGATGCCATTAATATTTTTATATTCATCCAGCCAGTAATCGGCATCATCAGTACGCACCGTAAAGATAGCATCAGGCTTAATCAGCCCCTTATCAACATCAGCCTGTGCGCCTGCCGCATTGTTGTAAGGTTTTTCGCCAACGGAATAACCTTCCAGCGTCTGCATTAAAAGCAAAGTGCGGTTTGCCAGTTCCTGCGCCTGAATATTAGCCGCACCGCCGCGACCACCCTCGACTTTATCTGCGCGGGTAATTAGAGGAACGTCGCCCCATTTAGGTGTTTCAATAATACTGGTCATATTATTTCCCGGAGTAATGATAATTCCCGTCATAATTAACGGCTGCGTCATAATAAATACTGTCATCCGGCTCATACCCCGGCGGATACACCGTTATAATTTCCCCGTCGACCACTGCCGCGCCTATATGAGCCATGCCGTACACGCTTGCCGATAGTGTGAGTTGTGATATATGTCGACTCACCGGCTTTGCATCGCCGATAATTCGTTCTAACTCTTTAATCATCGTCTCAGTAATGCCGATATCGTTGAGGTCAATCTCAAGGCGGAATGTCCCGGCAGGATCGGCCACCTTCCACCATTCCTGGAGCGTCATGCTGTAGCCCAGCGTTTCAATCACACGCCGAACGGCGGCAACGGTACCTTTGCGTTGGTGGATCCAGAAAGCATCACTAACAGCCTGGCGTTTCTCTGTTTCCGACCATGTTTCTTCCCAGCGGTCGACAGAAAACGCCCAGGCCAGATAGGGCAGGAATTTCACCGGGCATTTCCACGGATTCCATAAATCGCGCAGCGATACGGGTAAATCGCTGATAGAGGCGCATGCTGCGGCGGCTCGCTGTTCCAGCAGAGATGACCCGGGCGCCATTAGAGAATTATTCATCCGATCCCCCGATAATGACGCGGGCGTCGGTGCAATAAGCCGCCTGCGTTTTATCCAGCACCACATCGGCCAGCGGTTCGCGCAGCTCGACGCGCTGAACCCCCTGCACATGCAACGCGGCGTAAATCGCCGACATTCGGATGTCACGACCAAGGCGGCGCTGCTCCGTAATATAGGCAGTTAACTGCGCTTTTGCGGCGGCAAGAATCGGCTCGGTCGCTGGTCCGGGGTAAACATACAGCACTGCGTCGATCGCATAATTGACGATTTCAGCCGAGACGACTGTCAGGCGGTCAGCGACCGGTCGTACACTCTCATCATTTAGCGCGGTACTGACGGCCAGCAATAAATCATCCGACGCCGTGCCGTCACCTTCCCGCGATAGTACCGCGATAGTGACCTCAGCTGGAGCCGGGCTATTAGCCGAAGCATCCGCGACACGTCCGTCGGCACTCAGGGCGTGAAATTCATAGGCACCGGTTGGCCCAGCAACACTCATACCCTCAAATGCCGCCGGTACGCGCTGACGTAAATCACTGTCAGATTCCATGACCGCCGCCACCGGCGGGATTTGGGTCTCGTCTCCGGGGGTGATGACCAGGCGTTCAACGTTATTATTTGCCGCGAGCTGGTCGAGGTCGTTTTTGATGGCATAGGCCACCATCCCGGCTTTCGCCGCCTCGTTAATGCGCTGGCGTAAAATCACCTCACGATAGGCATTCTCTTCGAGATATTTCACCAGTGGCTCAGACTCCAGCGTTAATGTCCTGGCGACCGCTTCCTGCTCATCTTCCGGGTACAGTGAAATCAGCGTCGCTTTGCGCTCGGCGAGGATGGTTTCAAAATCCAGTGTTTCCACCACATCAGGCGCGGGGAGCTGGCTCAGGTCGATAACTGCCATAGGTTCAACTCACAGGGATGGTTAAGGAAAGGCTCTCACCGGTATCGGTGATTTGGCCGGTCACGTCGACGACCATCTGCCCGTTAAACTGCCGCGCTGTGGTGATGCTGGTCAGCCTGACGCGCGGCTCCCACTTCAGGATCGCCATGTAGCACGCGGCCATAATTTGCAGCTCAAGTGCCGGTGTCTGAGGCTGGTCAATCATCTGCGACAACAGCGAGCCGTATTCACGACGCATGACGCGGGAGCCGACGGGCGTGCGCAGAATATCCCCGATGCTCTGACTGATATGGTCAACGTCTGAAATGCTTTCACCGGTCGTGCGATTCATGCCGAGATAACGCGCCGTCATTGGGTGCCCTCCGTCCATTCATCGCCGCGCCTGATGCCGCCGTGGCCGTGTTTATCCACCTGCACACCGTTGGAAGTGAAAGCGCCGCCGCTGTGCTCGATATCACCTGACATCTTGCCGCCTTGCTTCACCTCCAGCGTGCCGGTCGTCAGCTTGTTGGTGCAGACCACCTCCGGTGTATCGAGGGTGACGCGGGTCTCGGCTTTTACCAGCACCACCGGCACGCTGACGGCAACCGAATCGGATGCGGTCACATCGGCGGTTTTAATGCCGGTGACGGTCAGCGCGCCGGTTTCCGGCTCATAACTCATAACGGCACCGTCGGGAAATTCAACGTGCCAGGCATCAGCAGAGGCCGACGGCGCGGGGTTGTCGTCGGAATAAATACCCGGCAGCACAAAAGCGGTATCGAGCTCACCGCCCACGGCCAGAATCATCACCTGCTCACCAATGGAGGGAGCCCACCAGGTGCGCGAGCGCCCGGCCCGATGCGTCAGCCACTGGAGCCAGTCGGTATAAATGCCGCCGGTCTGCACGCGACAGCGCCCGGCGTCGAGGTCAGTTTCGACGACGATTCCGGTGCGGATCATGTTGCGTATCGCGCGGGCGAGTTCCTGGATAGATGCGAGAGTATTCATAGGGGAAAGGATGCCGCCGGGGTGTTCCGGCGGCAATCTGCGGGCGTTTTGCCCTGGCTGGCACAACGTTATATGTATCAGCCCGGAATTGACCTGACACATCCATGGCACAGAGCCAGACCTAATCTTATGAGCCGCTCTGTGCCAAAGCAGACGTTCATTGCGGTAATGGTGTTAAGAAAAGCAATTTTTTTGATAAAATTGAGAAAACAAAGAGCTGGATAAATATTTTTTCATCAAAAACAATTTAGCCTCAGGATGATATTGCTGTGCTGATCACTATGCTTTAATTATTGAAATGTTTTTAACAATGCCACCCCTAAGGATGGCATTAATTAAAAATCAAACGTCACCAAACAGCTCTCGATAATTTGAACAGTATGATCCAGGAATAAAAAGCATAGGTTCCATATGATTATAGGCACCCATACTATCACTTATTCCGAATTGGGAGCCAAAAAAGAAATCAGGCTCAAGTGATTTTCTAACCTCTACAGAGAAAAGATTTAAAGCATGAGCTAAGTTATAATGCAGCCGAAACAACTCTCTTCTCCAGTGTTCGTAGGTGTTATATTTTTCATGATATTTATCTTGATCCATTCTGACTCTCTTCCAACTCATATCCATTTTCCAAAAGCCATTTATGTTACTTGCAAAATTCATATTAGTTATATGTTCGCAAAGGCAATGTGCATGGTTAGCAAGTTCAATCATTGAGAAGTCAAGATTGGGAAGTCGGCCTGGCATTTGGGTTGCCAGAACGGCCTGGCAAGCCTCATAAAATCCATCAACAACTTCAGTTTGCATAGAGTTAGCGATAAGATTCTCGCTGATATTATTCCAGTCCTGAAGATACATCCTTTTTGTAATACGCTCTATAAGGTAGCGCTCTGTTGAGAACTGAATACGATTCGATCGCCCACAAATATAATTCTTCTGTTCATCACTCAGAGTTATAAAAAAACCCTCAAGGGCCGTAGCACCAATCACCATGGCTTTATTTAGTTTGTATTCACTTTTTATTTCGGAGATTGCATTATTAAGGTGCGGTGGTATCCCCTTATATTTATCATTAACAACGTAATAAAACTCCCTGACTGTGGAAATGGCATTCCAATATTCATAAAGCTTTTTGAAATCACCCTTCATTTTATCTAGCGATTTCTTTTCATTACTAAGCAAATCCTCTGGGGCGTATACCTGGTAATAAACACCGACACCACATACCCATCCATCATTACCTCTGTCACCTATATTGCCATGAGGTTTCACTCTTTCGAACCCAGGAATATAATACGACATAACCTTTGAAAACAAATTTTCATATTCTATCCCATCGCTTTCATGAACTTTAAGTTTAAAACTCTGGATGAATCCCTCTGGCATAATCAGACCCCTGATGCAAATTTACATTCATGAAAAAATAAGTGAAGATTTGGAATTAAACACACTCTCCATTTATTTTTCTTTTTACCTTCAGCATAGCTTAAGATATGCCTAACTTTGATACTATATACTCACTAAGCAGTTATGGGGAGCTGATTTTCTGTGACAGTCTATACAATAAATGGTGCTGCTTAAGCTGATGAGAATCTAGATATCAACCTGAGCTACAGAGTGTCGTTAACGTCCATTACTCGCTGTGAGTTCAACGGGTCGATACAACGCTATCCTTAATCAAGGGGGGGTCGTTGCCAGTAAAAACTGTATCAGCTCAATCAACGAGGTAGTCGATAATGACGCTTTCCACAAGCTGCCGGTCATCGTCTATAAAGCCCAGGAGCTGGCGCTGTGGATACTCGACGGCGGCGCTTTTGGGGAATGGCTTGTCCTTTAATCCGAGCTGATGCACACGGGCGATGCGCTGCACTTTACCGGTAAACTCCACCACCGCAGCGCTGTCGTTACCGCTCGCTTTCATATAACGGTTGGTTCGCAGTTTCGCGAACATCTCGCGCTTAATCCGGCCTTTCTTTGCCCTGACGGGCTGGCGCTTACGCGGGGCAAATGGCGAACCGTCCGGCGCTTTCTGCGACTTAATGCGCTGCTGTTGCCGCTGGCGCAGTTTCTTCGCAATGTCGGCGGTCATCTGGCGACGCCCGGCGGGAGAAAGGGCCGATATCAACCCGGCGAGCTTGTCCTCAAAGGGTTTGAAGTCATTCATCCCATTTACTCACCAGTTCGCCATTACTCCACATCTCAACAAGGCGCGTCACCGGCTCCGGCGGTGGCGGCTCCGGGATGTTCTCAACGTACATTGCGCCGTCGGCCTCTTTGACCAGGGTGCGCTCGGTCAGCAACAGGCTGATGCTGACATCAAGGCTGCTGTCGTTATTAATGTCAGCGTACCAGGCAAATCCTTTTTTTCTCCCCTCGTCGGTTGTCATGATGTCCGGCTGATTGACTCGCAGCCAGGCCATAATCGGCACAAACAGCAGGTCAATATCGTCGGTAAAATCCGTGACCACGATGTTAAGCGTGTACCGCTTTTCAAACGACAGGGAGCGCGCCAGCGTCGCCGTATTGTTGCCATCGTCCAGGCGAAGGCAAAGCATATCGGGGTTAGTACGCAGTACCGGCACCGCATCAGTTAAGGCTTTTCGCAGACTGTTGGGCTTTTGCATCGATTTCATCCTGGCATTGTTTAACCGTATCGACCTGGATTGCGCAACTTTTCAGGGCGTTTTCGAGCTGGCGTATATCCGCACTCAGGTCGCCATTAGTTAGCGGGTCGCTGCCCGGCATCGGGCAGGGGCTGACCTTCGGGCAGGCGTTGTAAACAATCACCGGCGGCGGCGTTGGTGCAGGCGGTGCGCTGGTGCAACCGGCGCACAGCATCAGGTAAATCAGCGCGATACCAGCGGCGAAACGCTTCATTTTCATTGAGTAACCTCGTGATAGTTTGTTCACGCCGGAAGGCCAGCAGGTTAGCCGTGGTGAGTTTGTCCCGCATGGCAACCTGCGCCAGCTCTATGCGCTGCGACTGCTCTGCGGCAACGTTGAGCTGATTTTTCAGCATGATGATGGTGGTTTTCTGCGTACCGGCGACCCGGTTCGCACGTTCAAATGAGACCCGCAAATTGCTGTTATCGTGTCGCATCCACAGCAGACCCGCACCGGCCAGCGCCAGCAGGATAATGACTATTTTCATGCGGATACGCCTCCGGCCTTGCGCCACATTGCGACCAGCTTGTCGAGGCTGTGCTCACGCTGACCGTATCCAGCACCCGGCAATGAAGCCCAGATATTGCAACAACGGGAAATGGCGCGCTCGATGCGCCCTTGCTGCAAGTCTTCCAGCGCGCGGCGCTCACGAATCAGCTGAATGGCGAGCCTGTCCTGTGATGCCGGGCTGAAATCCGGCAATGCAAGCTGCTTTTTGTAATGCGGCCAGAACAGGTAAAGCTGCTGGTAACGCCCGGATGCCGTGGATTTTTCCCCGCGACGATTGAAGACCTTCGCCGGGCGCCCACCGGCGAACGGGTGATCGCGATAATCGGTAAAAATCTCCGGCTTGCCATCGATACCCGTGACGATAACGTCGTAACCGTTGTTTCGGGTCAGCGGATGCGTTGCTGTCCCTTCCGAAAATGCCAGCGTGTCGAGGAATGCCGCAACGTTGGGATGTGTCTTAATGACTGCCATCGCTTTCCCCTTTTTTAATCTTGCGCTGGATAGCAAGCTCTACCGCCTGATAACCGGCGATACCCAGCATGGAGCCAAATCCGCACACGGCCGCAGTTGGCAGGTCTGGAAACTGTACCAGGGCAACCCCGGCCACCATCGAAACAAAGCCACCCAGCAACGTGCGACCAATAAAAAGACGTGCGGTGATCGGTTCACCACCGGCCAGCACTTTACCTACGACAATCAGCGCGCCGATGATAAAAAGCGAAATGACGCTTTTTTCCCCTTCCGTCATGTGGTTACTCCCAGAGGTTTATGGTTTCTGTTACGGGGGATGACTTCACATCAGGTAGCTCGATCACAGTGCCATGAGGCAATACTGCGCCGAGCTCGGCTAACCCCGGATTTGCGGCGAGCACCGACTCGAAGACCCCCTCAGTGCGCCCGTAATACCGGGCGCAAATCATGTCGAGCGTGTCGCCCTGTTGCGCGATGGCCTGCATCAGATTTGGCTCACGATGCAGCGGGGTTTGTCCTGGACGCGTGATACGGCCCAGCGCATGTCCCGCCACAGCTCGTCGACAGTGGTATCGATGCTGTCAGCTTTCTTGTCACCTTTTGCGCTGGCATCCACACCGCGATAACGCTCATAGAGCGTGGCGGTCGCCATTGAGGTGACGGCGCGCAGGTAATAGAAAACGCGCACGCTTTCGCCGTCGAGATCGTCAGCCGGTACGTCGGCCAGCTTGCTAAAACCCCCGGCAATCTGCTGTTCCCGCCACAAAAACAGCTCGGCATTGGTTTCGGCGATGCCGGTTTTGATGGCCTCACGCAGCCGGGCCGGGGCGACGGTCTGCTCAAGGCGCATCCCTTCACGCACGCGTTTCGGGTCGATGTCAGGAAAGAAAAACGTATTTTTTATCACCGGCTCATCGCTGGCAGGCGGCGGGATGACCACCACGCCACCCGGCTGCGGCTCATCGTTCTTTTTAATAATCAGCGTCGTCATGACTACCTCTGAATAGGTGGGCGGTGGACGCCGGTCTCAGGTCGGGTAAAACACCCTCATCGACCGGCGTGCCGCCCTGGCGCGGGGCGCATTCTGTTAACCGGCGGTCTTTTTCGGTCGGCCACGTTTAGCCGGTGCCGTGGTTTTCACGGCGCGCGGCGTGCTTACCGGGGCTTTAACGACTGTTGCCGGTCTGGGCTTCAGCTCTCGCTCAAGCCGTTCAATGTCTTTTTTGACGCCTGCCTGACAATCGAGCTGCATCGCGCGTTTGAGGTGGGCCAGCGCGTCGGCGGGCTGTTTGTTATCCCGCAACACCTGGCCGGTGATTTTGTGCAACTTTGCGCGCACTTCATCAGGCATATCGGCGGCGGCGGTCAGCGCCAGCGTGTCGAGCAGCTGGCTGATGACGACCGGTTCACCGGCGGCATGGGCGCGCATGGCGGCGAGTGCTACCTCTTCGGTAAACATGTACTGCGGCGGGCGGCGGTGTTTGCCTGGCATGGTCAGACCGTACTTAAAGGCGTAGCGGGCAATATCCATCGCGCCGCCGATATCGCCGACATCAAGACGCCACAGCATGACGGTCATCACGATGTCATCCTGCGCACCTTTGCCCTGTTCCAGCACGCCACTGACCCACGGCAGATAGAACGGCAGCAGCTCGCGCTTTTTCGTGGCTTTCAGCTCTTTACCAAAGATGGCTTTTAACGTGCGTTGGTCTGCGGCCAGCTTAACCAGCATCTGCTCGTAGGCAGTGGCATGCCGCAGCGGGTTGTTTTCCCGCTGCGCGGTTTCAATGGCCGAGACCCGCATCATGTGACGCTGTGCGGGGCTCGTCATCGGTTAGCCCTCCGGTTGCGCGGCAGAGAAATCGCCCAGCTTGATATTTTCAATGAAGCACCCGGCGGCGTAGGTTTCGACCACGTAATCGATGTTCATCGATTCGTAGTTTTCCACCTGGTCGAGTTTCGGGTTTTCGATGATGGAGCGGCGGTGACTTTCATCCATGAAATAGATGGACAGGTTATCGAGACGCGTCACCATAATCGCGTTCGCCGGGAAGTACGGCACACGGACGGCGGGCAGGTTGCCGATGCGTTTCTGGCTGATGATGATGTCAGCCGCGAGCGCTTCGCTGTTCGGCTGGTCTTTGTTGACGATCGGGAAATATTTATCGGCCAGCAGCTTACGACCCACAATCGCTACAAGTTCGGCATCTTCCTGATAAATCTCGTCAATCAGGTTGTCTGTTGCATCCATGACCAGCGCATCGAGGTTAACGTAATCGCCGTTTTTACCCACACGGATCACAGCGGAAACAACATTCCCTTCTTCGTCGACAATTTTGCTCATCACGCGGGTCGGCGCTTCATTACGGTATTTCTGCAGCCAGCCGACGGCGACATCCTGCAACATCGGATGAGTGGCGCGGTCAGAGGTTTCGGCGCGCTCAACGCCGTTGAACCCGGCCATGATGAAATCGAGCGCCTGCCGCTGGATGATGGCATCACGAATACGGCGCTGGAAGTCTTGGAATCGCGCCCACAAATCCAGCTTTTTATATTTGAAGTGAAAGTCGAAGTTGACCTGATCGCATTCGTACTTGTTGGACTCCAGCGCGGTAAAGTCGGCGGTTTTACGCTCCTTGCCGCTGTTGGTGTCCGTGGTGCTGGCGATGGTGCCATTGACGCCGACGCCAATTTTTTCACCCTTCAGCTCATCCACCGGCACGATATTAATTTTCTGCAAAAAGGCCGAGGACATCTGCACGGTGTTCATCATGGTTTGCGTGACGGACGGCTCGACGGAGAATTTTTTACTCACGTCGTCCGGGTCTATGCCGTTCAGCTCAGCAACGCGGGACATGTAGGCATTGAATTTAAAACGGGTTTCCTGACGCATAGTCTTTCCTGTTTGGTTAAATCTGGTTGTCTGACCGGGCAAGCCTGTCGCCCGGCGATAAATTCATGACCGTTTAGCAGTCGGTCAGCAGCTCATCGCCACCGCCACCGGTGGAGAGCTTGCGGCGTGGCTGCGCGGTGCTTTCGGTGTTATCCAGCGACGTTTTTAACTGGCTGAATGCCTGGCTGGTCTGGTCGACCTTCGTGGTGACGTCCTGTTTCAGCGTCGCAAAGGCATTTTCCAGCGTGGCAAGACGCTGCTCAGTGGCGGTTAGGTTTTCCTGCACATGTTCACTGACGGCCGTCACGGCTTCATGCACATCCTGAAAACGGGCGTCATCGCTGGCCTGTTTGCGGCTGAAGATCGCTTTCACTTTGTCACTCAGGGCGGTAAAGACATTTTCCGCCTGGTCTTCAAACTCCAGCTCGGCGAGGGTGGCGACGGAAATCAGGTTGCCCGGCTCGGCTTTGAAGCGGTTGAGGGGGTTAAATTTGGCACCCCGGCAAAATTCGAGGTATTCGGTGCCAAGGCTGGCCGGGTCATCGGTCACGGCGAGGCCGACCAGGTAGCATTTACCGCTATTGGCGAAATTCGGCTGAATTTCCATTGAGGTGTAGACCTTCTGCAATTTTTTATTCATTGCGATCAGGTCATCGGTCGGGGTGATTTTGGCGAACAGCGCCAGCTTGCCTTTCAGTACCGAATCGTCGTCAATCTTTTCAGACTTCAGCTCAACCACATCGCCGTAACGGCTGAACGGGCCATCCGGCAGGATGCCTTTCAGGTGTTCGAGGTTAATGCGGCAACCATAGACGCGGGGGTCAAAGGTCTCAGCCATTTCCTGAATATCCGTCGCGCTGATAACGCGGCCGTCACAGGTATCGCCTTCGACGCCGATGCGAAACCATTTTGAAACTTTTTTTGCCATTGTCAGGAGTCCTGATATCGGGTTAACGGGTCGGGGTTAGTTTCCCGACGTCGCCGCCCACCCGCTATCAATCCCGGATGGCTTATCCCTCACACAACAGCACCTTAGCGATTCGCATCACCCGTTTCTTTAGCCTTGCCCTGTATCAATCACGGCGAGGCATCCATGACCATCACCACCGACACCACTTTATTAAACGACCCGCGACGCCAGGCGGCTTTACTGTACTGGCAGGGGTTTTCCGTGCCGCAGATTGCCGAAATGTTGCAGACCAAACGCCCGACGGTGCAGAGCTGGAAACAGCGCGACCAGTGGGAGGAAACCGCACCGCTGAACCGGGTCGAAAGCACCTTAGAGGCCCGGCTGATTCAGCTCTACGCAAAGCCCAACCTGACACCCCACGATTTCAAGGTGGCGGATTTTCTGGCCCGACAGATGGAGCGCTTTGCGCGCATTAATCGCTATGGCCAGACCGGAAATGAGGTTGACCTTAATCCCAATGTGGCCAACCGCAACAAAGGCGACCGCAAAAAGCCGACAAAGAACTTTTTCAGCGACGAGGCTATCGAGAAACTGGAAGAGATTTTTTTCGCGGAGTCTTTCGAGTATCAGCTCCGCTGGCACCGCGCCGGGCTTGAGCACCGTATTCGCGACATTCTGAAATCGCGCCAGATTGGGGCGACGTTCTACTTTTCCCGCGAGGCGCTGCTGCATGCGCTGAAAACCGGCCATAACCAGATTTTCCTGTCAGCGAGTAAGACGCAGGCGTATGTATTCCGCGAGTACATCATTCAGTTTGCCCGCCGGGTCGATGTCGACCTGACCGGTGACCCGATTGTCATAGGCAACAACGGCGCTAAGCTGATTTTTCTCGGCACCAACTCAAACACCGCGCAGAGCCACAACGGCGACCTTTATGTCGACGAAATTTTCTGGATCCCCAACTTCCAGAAACTACGCAAAGTGTCGTCGGGCATGGCCTCACAAAGCCACCTGCGCAGCACCTACTTTTCGACACCTTCCACCCTGGCACACGGCGCTTACCCGTTCTGGTCGGGGGAATTATTCAACCGGGGCCGCGCCAGCGCCAGCGAGCGGGTTGACATCGATATCAGTCATGACGCGCTCGCCGCTGGCGTGGCGTGTCCTGACGGTCAGTGGCGGCAGATTGTCACCATTGAGGATGCGCTCGCCGGGGGCTGTACGCTGTTCAATCTGGAGCAACTCAAGCGCGAAAACAGCGTCGACGACTTCCGCAATCTGTTTATGTGCGAGTTCGTTGACGACAAAGCGTCGGTGTTCCCGTTCGAGGATTTGCAACGCTGCATGGTCGACAGTCTGGAAGAGTGGGAAGACTTTGCGCCGTTCGCCGACAACCCGTTCGGCTCCCGCCCGGTCTGGGTCGGATACGACCCGTCGCACAGCGGCGACAGCGCCGGGTGTGTGGTGCTCGCGCCGCCGGTTGTCGCCGGGGGCAAGTTTCGCATTCTGGAGCGCCATCAGTGGAAAGGCATGGACTTTGCGACGCAGGCCGAATCCATCCGCCAGCTCACCGAGAAATACAACGTCGAGTACATCGGTATCGATGCGACCGGCCTCGGTATTGGCGTCTTCCAGCTGGTTCGCTCGTTTTATCCCGCCGCCCGCGATATCCGCTACACGCCGGAAATGAAAACCGCAATGGTGCTGAAAGCAAAGGACGTTATCCGCCGTGGCTGTCTCGAATATGACGTCAGCGCCACCGACATCACCACCTCGTTTATGGCTATCCGCAAGACCATGACCAGCAGCGGGCGCAGCGCCACCTATGAGGCCAGCCGCACCGAGGAAGCCAGTCACGCGGACGTCGCCTGGGCGACCATGCACGCGCTGTTAAACGAACCGCTGACCGCTGGCAGCGGCCAGGCCACATCGTCCATTCTGGAGTTCAACTGATGAGTAAATACAAAGGCCGCAAGCCGCAGCCACAACAGCGCCCGCGCAACATGAAAGACAGCGCGCCCCAGAAAGTGGAGGCGTTTACCTTTGGTGAACCGAGCGCCGTGCTCGACCGCCGCGATATTCTGGATTACGTGGAATGCGTCAATAATGGTCGCTGGTTCGAGCCACCGGTCAGCTTTAACGGGCTGGCAAAAAGCCTGCGTGCCGCCGTTCATCACAGCTCGCCGATTTACGTTAAGCGCAACATTCTGGCCTCAACGTTTATTCCGCACCCGCTACTGTCACAACAGGACTTCAGCCGCTTCGCGCTTGATTTTCTGGTGTTTGGCAACGCGTTTTTAGAGCTCCGAAAGAGTGTCACCGGTCACCCGCTGAAGCTGGAAGCGTCACCGGCGAAATACACGCGGCGTGGTATTGAGGATGATGTCTACTGGTGGGTGCCGTCATTTGACCAGCCGCACCCGTTCGCGCCGGGATCCGTATTCCACCTGCTGGAGCCAGACATCAACCAAGAGCTGTACGGCATGCCGGAATATCTCAGCGCGCTAAACTCCGCCTGGCTGAATGAAGCGGCGACGCTGTTCCGTCGCAAGTATTACCAGAACGGAGCTCATGCAGGTTACATCATGTATGTGACGGACGCCGCGCAAAGCGGTACCGATGTTGAGGCGTTGCGCGATGCGATGCGCAGTTCGAAGGGGCTCGGCAACTTCAAAAATCTGTTTTTCTACGCACCGCACGGAAAACCGGACGGCATAAAAATTGTGCCGCTTAGTGAGGTGGCAACGAAAGACGATTTCTTCAATATCAAAAAAGTCAGCGCCGCCGACCTGCTCGACGCTCACCGCATCCCGTTCCAACTGATGGGCGGCAAGCCGGAAAACGTCGGCTCGCTCGGTGACATCGAAAAGGTGGCAAAAGTGTTTGTTCGTAACGAGCTCATCCCGTTACAGGACAGAATGCGAGAGGTCAACGAGTGGGTCGGTCAGGAGGTGATCCGGTTCAAAAGTTACACCCTCGACACCGAAAGTGACTGATTTCCGCCGCCTCCGGGCGGCTTTTTCTTACCCCCACGCCTGACCGCCTCAAAAGCCCGCCACGCCCTCGAACGCCTCCGCATCTCCCACCGACACCCTCGCGAATCCGCGCGGCGCAGCGACGCGCTCAGGTTGCGAAAATAAATGCGCAAAAGTACGCTGGCGCGCAGTGCTTTCCCCGCCTCGCCTGCCCGCTTCGTGGGTAGGAATTAATGCAACTGCAACAGGTCATCGGATCCGCGCCAGCTCTGGCGGCGATCGTCACAAAAATGGAGTAAACACGCATGCAGAATGATGCACTTAATGCATGCACGACTAAGAAACGGAAAAATCGCGGGGAAATGGCATAAAAAAACCGGCATTCAGGTTGCCGGTTAGGGGCGCTTCTGTGAAGTTACTGGCCGCGTAATGTGCCAATGATACTGTTGAGACACACGCTGGTAACAATCAGCAGAAAAACAGTTGTCCACGGATTTTCATAAATGAGAGGTAACATATTGATAAAGATCCTTTTATTTTTGCATTCTGATGTGATTCAGTAGGTCTTTAATGACCTTGCCTAGCTCTTCGCTGCTTGCCTGTTCGACCAGCTTAGCGGTATAGCTGTCGACCTCTCGTGAACTAAGGTCATTGTTCTGCGCCAGACAGGTAATGTGCTTCGACCAGCGCTTAACCCACTTATCCTCACTAGAAATGGAATTTTGCATGTCTAAAAACCTCGATTTATTTAACCAACAGACGGCGGAAATCTTTGCGGTGCTATGGGATAACTTTCCCGTTCCGCAAGTCATCACCTACGAAAAATTTAACGCAGCACTACCCGATGACTACTTTAACCAACTTAACTCACCGGAAATGAAAGCAATAAATCAATTGCGTAGTGTGGTTGAAGGTACATTCACTTTTCTTGGTGAAAATGGATACATCCAGTATGAAACCGACCATCAAACGTATTTTATGGATGTGCGTCTGACCGAGAAAGCTCTCGCCGTGCTCAACAAAAAGCCTGAGGCGCTTGGCGGTAATGAAACGATGGGCGATAAGATTATCAGTGCGGTGAAGGATGGAACCCCAGGAGTCATTGCAGGTGCGGTGACGAATTTGCTGACACTCGGTGTTAATCTGGTAACAAGCTAACGCCTCGCAGGACTCGTTGTTCAACCCGGCCAGCACTGAAACCGTTTTCAGTGCTGGCCGGGTTATCATAATGAGTTATCCATACCGAACCTAACTCATCAATTTTTTAATTGACGTACACCCACTGCATTCAATATTTTAATTTGCGGTATTAAACTTTAAAGTGAGGACTTTCGATTTATACCGTTGTTCAATAACTCCCATTGAATGCAAACGACCAAAGAGTGTTTTTGCAATCGATGTTTCTTTAGCACTTTCCACATCTTTAATTATTTTCCAATACTCAATATCTCTAGCCATTAGGCGATGTTGCTCATTTCTAACTTTCAAACAGTCACCTAATACAATAACTCCAGTTACCAACTTGGGTTGGTCTTTAGCATATAATCTTGTTTTATCAGGATGCATAGTATGCCCATGCTTGCAGATAACCTTACGAATCACAGCACAGAATAATCGATTTACGTTAGCGCCAGAAAAAGTCAGATCATCAACATAAACAGTCATGTTAACTGTTAATTTTTGGCAAAGCTCATACATTTCACTAAACATTCTAGAGTTTGCAAAGTAGGCCAAAGGCATACTAATCCGACTTCCTGTTGGCAACCGGTCATGACAGGTGCATATGTGCGACAAAATATCAGCAACGTCAGATGACGTTTTCATCACTGAAAAGAAAAATGAAAATATCATTACCCTTGTTGTTGAAGGGAAAAAGGCCTTAATATCAGTTGTCATCATCTTTTCATGGTTAAGATGAGCTTTAGCATTCGTTACATTAGAACACTTTTTTCTACCTGAATGCAGATATTCTGGTAACGCAATGCGCGATAATAAACTCGCAATTCGCGTATGCACTACATCTAATTTCTCTAAAGGCTTTTGTATTTTTCGTGGCTTGCCTTTTTTAGACAGCTGTTCAAAAACAGAGTAATTACCTTCGTCTTTTCTCAAAATAGATAAATCATTCACACTAACGCAAAGAAGTCCGGCAAGTTTTTTTTTGGTTTTGAGCTTATAAAATGGCGAATCCTTTACGTCATAAGATTTATTTTTAGTGGAGATCTTAAGCTTTTTCCGTTTTTTCATTTTTATTACTTACCCACTCTACGATATCCAGAACTTTACCTGCTAAATTTAAGCGTAAACTCTTAGACAAACGCCCTTGAGTACCTAATGATTCTGAAAAAAACACTAAGGAAGATACTGGTATGTCAAAATGAGATGCATAACGCTGTAAAACTTCAATCGACGGCGACCAAACTCCGCTTTCAAGTTCTACTATTTTTTCTTTTGGAATACCCAAAGATGTTGATAATTCAACTATTGATTCTTTATGGTATTGCCTTATTAAACGAAGGGCTTTATGTAACATAGGCAACTCCATGCTATTGAAACTAGGGAGGACGCATTACTCATCTCCCCCTTCAAAATAGTTTACTAATCGTGTGATTAAATCAAACAGTCGAATACCCCACTTGATCGCTTCCCACGCATAAGCAGCCCACTTTTTCCGGTTTGACTTGCTCTGCGCCTGCTGTTCGTTGGTTACTTTATCATTCTTCATGACTTTTTCCTTATGCCCACGGTGTGCAAACGGATGTTTGCTCAAGCACCATGGTTCGCCCTCATAAGGATGAGATTGAACAGCACTAGCCCCCTGCTCCACGAACCCTTGGTCGCCCAAAGGGTTCGAATACCCATACGCCATACCATCTGGACCTGCGATGACTCTTGCGAGCTGCGTCGCTTCGGTGCTCAGAGGCGTTGCGCGGGGTAAATGTTAGAAAGCATCTGCTTTCCACGGGTAATAAATACCCAATTGGTGGCGACTTATCTCACTAACTAACCAATGAACGCATCATAACAAGATATCCGCTTCGCTTAGGAGTGATGACTTATAACATTTTCTCATAATAGAATATTTAATATACAATTACATAATGAAAAATTTAATTACACTTTTTCGATGAGAAGCACCATGAGCACAATACATTAACGCCAGCTCTCATCCTCCCACACTTCCTGAAGGATACTATCAAGCGCCTCTCGGTCAGAATCTTTATCGAACCCCATCAGCTCGACACCGGTCATAGATCCCTTTTTAACCGTTACGCGCGTTGACGGGAAAACAGACTGTATTCGCTTGGTCAATTCGCATTGAAAAGCATCAATTACCGGCTGGCCTATTTTTTGGTCTTTATCTAACGTGATATTTACCTTCACCTTGCCCTCCTTTGCAAAAGTCTCATCGACAGGCAGAGCGGAAAAAACAACGGAAAAATTATTGTTTTTCATTAGGTTGCCTTTTGCTATTTCCGCAATCAAATTTAAGGCAATTTCTCGGTCTCGCTCCTGACAAGTACCTTCAGCCGTCAGACGCGCAATCATTTCGACACGCTCAATCATGACGAGCTCTCTCAACTCTCTATCCACACAACCTCCACCACGAGATACTGTATAAATAAACAGTATCACGTTTTGGCAAAAGGTGTGAAGAAAAAAATCACAGTTAAATACACTGTATGTACATGATATGGATGAATATTAGCGGTTACATTTTCGTTGCCAGTTCAGCTAAAGCCGCAACACGATTAAGGATTTTCCTAGCTCTAGCCTGATGCGATGGTGCTGCGGAAAATATTTCTCCTTTGGCCGTTACGCGTAGCCATTTGCCATCAAAACAACTTTTACCACCGGCCATCAGGTGCAGGGCTTCGCCCCGGCTGATTGTGATGCCGGTTGTCAGGTGTATCTCGTCGATAGTTTTCACTATAACTGCTGTTTGCTCGTCCGTTCCGTGAGTGAATTTTCGCCGTACTGCTGGCTTTTGCTTCCTGAGTCGGTTGGTCAGCTCTCGTCTTTCACGCCGACTCAGCGGTTTTGTTAAATCCAGTATCGGTGGATCGCTTTCGCTTCCCGTACAGTTATTGACAGAACTCCGAGAGGGCGCAGGAGCGCCTTTAACGTCAACGGCCAAATCAACGGCTCGCTTCGGCACAATTTTCCACTGCGTTAGTCGGGTTAAAATCGGGGTGTCAGAACCGACGGCGGAATCGTACACGCCACGAATGCAGACAGTTTCCTCGCCATACTGGTTAAACTCGGCCCGCGGTTCATACAGTGTGCGCACTTGTAAATCATCGCGCCGGACAAACGGGCCTCCCTGCGCATTAACGTAACCAGCCCAGTCACCGGCGTCAGCGGCATCATGAACGGCGGCAAACTCAACGCTTAAACCGTGCGCGGTCTCGGTATCAGCGAGACGACGTAACTCACGATATACCGTCACCGGCGCGCCACCGATAAACTGAAATTGACGAATGTGCCAGCGTGCCGCCCATGCTGATACGGCAGGAGCTGTATCTTTCAGCAGCCCACCGCTTTCGTCATCGGTTTCACCATCGAGAGCATAGCCATCGATATTTTTTGAAATGTATTTAGCAACATAGCCGGTAGCGCTGCCCTTTTCCGGGTCAATGGCCTCAGCATGAAAGCGCGCTTTTTTGGCTTTATCGCTTCTCAGTTCGTGGTGGTCTTCCTCCCACGCATAATCACGGATGATAATGCGTACGCGCTCGACGTCTTCCGGCAACATGAACATAAGCATGTGCCAGTGCGGCGTTCCGTCGTGATGAGGCTCGGCAACACGTATGCCGAAAATGCGGATTTCTTCCCGATGCAGCTTGGCGCGAATGCGCGCCCAAAGTCCGGTGAGATAACTCTGCGTGTCCGACGGGCTGGCTCCGTTCCATTTGCTGTTACGGTATCCCGCTTTAGTCGTGGCGTGATATTTAGACGGTGCAGTCAGGGTGTAAAACTCCCCGACATAACCGAGCTCATTACAGATATTTTCAAACCCACGGATGCGGGTCATCAGCTCACAGCGGCGTATAGCTGGATTAGCGACTGAGCCGTCGTATTTTTCAATCAGGCTGATGCGGTTGCCGTCTTCGTCTTCGAGATCCAGACCTTTGAGAAACTCACGCGTGCGGCGCTTCTGCTCGCGCCAGTCTGTCACGCAGTTTTTACTCGCGTAGGCGTGCTTTTTCTTGCTGACGTTGCCGACGGCAATGTGCAGATGTTCGCGCCATGCAGCCGCAATGCGTCGCAGACGACCACGCCACCACACATCGTTAAACATGCGGGTGATAGCTGGGGCTATTTCGTCCTCGCCGACATATTTCTTTGTCACCCGCTCCCAATGTGGCGGGGTAACATTGAATTGCAGGGAAATAATCCCAGCTTGCATATACCACGTGTACAGCGTTTTGAGTTCACTTAATCCGGTGTCATCAATGTCGGCCAGCTCTGACCGGATGAAATTAGCGATATCAGAGGCCAGTAAGTCAATATCGGCGCGGGACATGTCCGGGAGTCGGTTAAATCTGGCGACCATATTGACCATGCGTGATGCCAGATATTGCATAAGCTGGGTATCAAGATGACCGCCGAAAACAGCGGTTGATACATTGCTGTTGATGCCAACGCACTCGTATTTTTTTGCGACCAGTTCAAGACGCGGCAATGCCTTTTTACAAAAGCTGATTAAAAAGGCATTAGCTCGTTGACCGCCCTGATTTTGCTCAAGCACCGTAGCGGTTCGATAAACATCAAAACGCACACACTCAGGCTGGAGAGAAAGCACTTTTCTCGCATGCAGCAAAGCCGCGAACATACGGCCGCGGCGATGCTGTTGGTCATAGGTAAGATATGGGCTGGCTATTGCCGACCGTGGAGCATTCCACGGGTAAGCGAATTGAACCGCCAAGTCATACCCCCCGATAATGTTTAGATTTCAATTCGGTGACCTCCTGACAGGTCACGCAAAAGGCCACACCCGGAATCGCAATGCGGCGAGCTTCCGGGATTGGTGCGTCACATTCTTCGCAGAGAAAACGGGAAGGTGCAGCGATACGGCTACGCGCGTTGCTGATGTGGCGTTCGCGGTCTTCCTGCTCGCGCAGTTGTGCTAAATCCATTGCGTCGGCCATTAGTGCAGCTCCTGTGATTCATTCTCAAAGCGAGTGGCTTCACGGCGCAGCAGTTCGGCGGCTTCGGTACCGCTCATCCCCTCTTTGGTGATATGTATCGCCAGTGCCTCAAGACGGATTGAAACAGCGAGCGCGCGGTCTTTACGTTCTTCTTTTTTGGCATCGGTCAGCAATACGGCCAGCGCATCGCTATCTGTATTAAAACAACGGGTTACGGTATTACGCATAATTTATTCTCCTGATTTCGGGTAATAAGAAGCCCGGCGGGTTTACGCCATTAAATTTCTGTTTGGATTAATTCGGCATAGTTAGCCGTTTGGGAAATAAACTCACCACTGCACGAAAATGATTCATCGCTGTAATAAACGCCTTTTTCTCGTCAGTAGTCAGCTCACTTAATTCGAGCTCATGACGAGCCGCCGGGATTTTTGCCAGAAAGAAAATAGCGGCCAGCGCCCGATTATTTTCTTCAAATTGTGGGTCACGTTTATCGCGCATATCATCGACAAAACGTTCAACCTCTTTCCAGCTATCGCCCCAATATCTCGCGCGCAATTCAGCCACATGATTGAGACCGGCCAGACGTTCACCCGCTTTTAGCGGAACAGTCGCAGAAACAGCTTCGATAGCCATGATTCCCCCTGCTTTTGAGTGGAGAGACCAGCCAGTAAATCAGCCTGTGAGCTGCTCGGGTGCCAGCGCTTGCCATCCTTACCTGCGATCCAGCCGTGGCCATAGTGCATGCCGGGACTTTGCTTTTTAAGCAAAGACGCGAATGACGGTTCAGTATTCAACATAAGCACCTCACATCAGACCGAATGAGGCACCGAGACCGCTCATGGTGTCTACAACGCTTGTCATTGCCGGGTTAGCCTGAAGCCGCGCATGCAACGCCAGAGCCGACAATGACAACATGCGAATTCCAGCATTTACGCTTTCAATCATGTTGTGCTTACGTGCAGAGGTCAGGCGCTCATCAGAGACCGCACCGCTTGCCAGCTCGCCGAGTTCACTCATTGCTCGCATGACATAAGACTGCAATTTGTCTTTAGCCAGCTCATTTACCGGCACGCACGGTAGACAATGAATCTGCGCAAGAAAGCCATCAACGAGGGTTGAGTCTTCTGTCAGGTCAGTCAGCAGCCACAATTCAGGCGGCGTGAACTGGTGAGGCTGTTCCGGGTTGAGCTTGTTGCGTAACGTCTGAACATTCATACCCGCACGCTCGGCCAGCTTCGCCATGTTGTGACGCTGCGCAAAAGCCCGGCATGCTTCGTCATAGTGGGGATGTTTGGAGACCTGAAAATCAAACATGTTGCATCCTTATAATTCACATAAAGTGAATTAAGCGCCGATGACGAGTTGAAAACGGGAATGACCCAACGCCTTACGCAACTGCTCTTCTTTCCAGCGTGCGTAATAGATGCGAATCGGGCCACCTGCTTTCTTGCAGCCTTTACGGATGGTGCGGGGTTCGATTGGTACACAAGGGTTGTCGCCGGTTGTCCAGCGGTAGGCGGTGCGTTCAGAAACACCCTCGAGCTCCGCGAATTGTTGCAGAGTAACGATAGGTGCAGGCACTTTGATGATTGCGATTTCAGAAGCCATGTTGCATGATTCCCCTTTTACTAAAGATTGCAATTAATAGCCATCTGTTTGCCAACGTTCGCCATTAATTGCCTAGGTTTAGGCTTAACATAACTCCCAAAATGGAGCTTGTAAATAGGTTAAAGCTACATGAGAATTGAAGGTCTTGGTTTAAACAATGAAGAAGTGCTGGATAGGATTTGCGAGGCTTACGGATTTTCTCAGAAAATTCAATTAGCTAGACACTTCGAAATTGCATCAAGCTCTCTTGCTAATAGGTACAGTCGCGATTCCATTTCTTATGACTTTATTGTGCATTGCGCCCTAGAAACTGGCGCAAATCTCGCTTGGCTACTCACCGGCAAAGGGTCACCTACAACCGGCAACATGAATAACGATACCCAAAATGTGGAGAAATTCACATTAAGTGAAGAGTCTCTGGTTAGTGATGGCGATTTGAGTATTGCTGGCAAGTTCTTTGGCAAGCCGCTTACGAATCCAATTGCCGTCTACGCTGACGGAAAACTCCATTTCATCGAACGAGACGCATCCCTTTCAGATGGAGAATGGCTCGTTGATATTGAAGGTGCAATTAGCATTCGAGAATTAACAAAATTGCCTGGCAGAAAACTACATGTAGCAGGGGGCAAAGTTCCCTTTGAATGTGGATTTGATGACATTAAAGCATTAGGTCGCGTGATGGGTGTATACAGCGAGGTTAACTAATGACCGTGCGTAAAAATCCGGCTGGCGGTTGGATTTGTGAACTCTACCCAAACGGCGCAAAAGGCAAACGAATCAGAAAGAAATTCGCCACTAAGGGCGAAGCTCTGGCGTTTGAGCAATATACCGTTCAAAACCCGTGGCAGGAAGAAAAGGAAGACAGGCGCACGTTAAAAGAGCTGGTTGATTCATGGTATAGCGCTCATGGCATTACACTGAAAGACGGCCTGAAACGCCAGTTAGCCATGCACCATGCCTTTGAGTGTATGGGTGAACCACTCGCACGCGATTTCGATGCGCAGATGTTTTCCCGCTACCGAGAAAAACGGTTAAAAGGTGAGTATGCCCGTTCAAACAGAGTGAAAGAGGTATCGCCTCGCACGCTTAATCTTGAGCTGGCCTACTTCCGGGCGGTATTCAATGAGCTAAATCGCCTCGGAGAATGGAAGGGTGAGAACCCGCTGAAAAATATGCGCCCATTCCGCACAGAAGAAATGGAAATGGCCTGGCTAACTCACGACCAGATTTCGCAACTGCTCGGAGAGTGTAAAAGGCATGACCACCCTGATTTAGAACCCGTGGTAAGAATCTGTCTCGCCACTGGTGCACGGTGGTCTGAGGCTGAGAGTCTGAGAAAAAGCCAGCTCGCGAAATACAAAATCACGTACACCAACACGAAAGGCAGAAAAAACCGCACCGTCCCAATCAGCAAAGAACTCTATGAGTCTCTGCCTGAGAATAAAAAAGGCCGGTTGTTTAGTGATTGTTATGGCGCGTTCCGGTCAGCTCTGGAAAGAACAGGCATCGAACTACCGGCAGGACAGCTTACCCACGTTTTGCGCCACACCTTCGCCAGCCACTTTATGATGAATGGTGGTAATATTTTGGTCTTGCAGCGCGTTCTCGGCCATACGGATATAAAAATGACCATGCGATATGCGCACTTTGCCCCAGACCACTTGGAAGATGCAGTTAAATTAAACCCGTTAGCAAATAATTGATAACTTCAATAAGGATATAGCAATGGCAGCAAAACTTTTTACATGCCAATTATTCGAAAGTAAAGGGCTAAATAAAGCTATATATTTTTCTGGATTAAGTTATGACCTCATCATTCATCCATATGTTTATGGCGAACCTCTGACATCCATTCAACCCATATACTACCTTGATGAACTAGAGGCTATTGCAAGATTAAGAATTGAACCGCCAAAACCAATCTCTGAAAAAGAAATTGAGTATTTAATAGATAACTATTTATTCGAATACTCACTCTTAGATAGCGATTCCAGGATGTGCTCAAAAATAACAAAGCCTGCTTTTTGGCCTTTCGAGTCAAACGACCTCTATCAATATCATGACAATAAAAACACTAGAGCACTAACACTTGATCCACTTAATGATGAAAGTATTGTTAGTTTACAAGATGCTTCAGGAGAGGAATGGAATTTCACTGATTTTTGCTTTGCAAAACCATTAATTTTCAATCATTTGGAAAATTGCGCCATAAATATCAAGAAACTATATAATGAGAAAATAAATGCCATCATTGCTCCTGACTCTCACCGAGATGGATATATGGGAAGATTGAGACTAATTGAAAGTGAAAATGAAGTTTTAGACTATACTCAGGCTCTTGATTTAGAATACAAAATATCATTCCATAGAATAAAGAGCATTGATACATTTGAGATCGAGTCTGAAATTATATCAGGAGATATTATAGACATTCCTGTCCAAAAAATAACCACAAATAAAACTTATTCACCTTTATTGCTTTCATATTATTTCTCTGGACTACGAGAAAGAAATCCGTTACTGAGCTTCACTGGGTATTATAATGTCTTAGAGTATTATTTGGAAGATGCTGCACCATTAATAGGACTAACAACTGCTCGCACAGAAAAAGAAAATTTAAGACATGTCATGAATCTAATAACTAATCATAATGAACTTTATCAATTCATAATGAACTTTTCGCGGCACCTAGTTACTAACATAGGACAAGATATCATTTCATCTTCAGGTGTTAAAATCACTGGCGTTAGCGTTCAAGACGAACCAATATTAGTGACTAACATTAGCGACTGGCTCTATAAAATACGTTGCGCAGTAGTACACTCAAAGAAAAGTAGGAGAGGACAAACCGAAGCTATCTTTGAACCATATTCAGATGAAGCCGATAATATACAAGCAGCCTTGAGTGTAATCAAATGGTTATCTCAAAAATGTATTTTAAAAGATAATGAGTTAACGAACTCTGTACCATAGACTAAACCTATAGAGTGGCGATAAAGTGGCGGTAGAAATGGCGAATAATGGACAATCACTGGCAAATAATGGCAATCTATGTCAATGATAAATAAAGCAAACTATTGATTTTCTGTTGTTCTGTTAGGAACTCATAATCGCTTGGTCGTTGGTTCAAACCCAACAGGGGCCACCAAATTTTAGATTTAAAATCATATAATTAAGCCACTCGAAAGAGTGGCTTTTTTGTTCCTGAATTTTAAAATGGCACCACAAACCGCTGAGCAGCGCGCATGGCTTAGCGTGTTGTCGCTATCCCATTAAGAGGATAAAAAGTCCGTTATAACGCAGGGAAAATTTGCGCTTACGCTAAAACAGATAGCATTCTGCCTTAGCAAAATATTGCTCAGAGCATCTCGGGCAGCCCATAACCGCCGCACTCCTGTTGACTTCTGTCTAACTACGCAACGTAGTCTTGAAATATCTTTCATTCCTGCAATGCTGGAATTCATACTACTCACGATAAATGTAACAACACAGGTCAATTTCCGAAAAATAACCATAGCCTGCGCCAGCTGATCGAAATCAACGCGTTCCTCCCCCCGCTCTTATATATAACCCGCTGACTTACAAAAAGGATGAAATGATGAAAATACGGGATATATCAATCAGTACCTGTCTGGCACTGTTATTAATGGGTTGCGTAGCTAAACCACCCATGACGACGGAAAATGAAAGAGGCCGCCGCGTTTGCTTTTAATGGCGATGCTTCGCAGGTGACAATTTCCGATGCGAGGCAGCAGGATGTGAAAACCAACTTTGTGGTCACCATCGGCAAAACCAGCCATCGCTGCTATGTGACGAAGGCCGCCGAGCCGAAGCTTTACGGGCTGATCCCGCTGGGCGGCGGTAGCACCGTCTCGAATGCCATCTGCGCCGGCGCCAACCCGACGCTAGCGAGCAAAACCTGCGACGCCCTGTCGCAAAAAGCGGGCCGCTGCTGAGCCTTTGCGCAGAAGAAGGCCGCTAACTGCGCATTTAGTCACTTTTTCTGCCGTTTTACCGCGGTCGCTTAGTTCAGCGACCGCACCTGCTGATAAGAATTGAGCCGTTCCCGCAGCGAGGTGAGCCAGACATCCGGCTCCTGACGGCAGATTTCGGTGAGGATCGGCGTCAGCACCAGCTCGGCTTCATGGAAGTCGGTCCACTCCGGCGGCTCCAGTGAAAAAGGATCGTTCATCAGCCAAATCACCATCGGCGTCCAGGCGCGCGGATCCAGTTGCAGATAATCCTGACAGCGCATCATATCTCGGGTCCGCGCCTCATCGGGGACGATATCCTTTCCCACCGCGGCGCTACTCATTGCCAGTACTGTTATTCCTGCCAGCAGATGTTTCCAAACCCATTTTCGCCAGAAGGCGCGTTTTTCTTTCGCCAT